GTCGCGCTGCGCATGCTGCGCCCGCCCGAGCTGTACCGCGCCCAGGGCTTCCCGCCCGACTACATCATCGACCGCACCGCCGACGGCCGCCCGCTGACCATCAGCGCGCAGGTCCGCATGGTCGGCAACTCCGTCAGCCGGCAGCCGCTGCAGGCGCTGGCCCGCGCGAATCTGGATCCCGCACTTGAACGATTACGGATGGCGGCGTGACAACGCTAGCCCGAGACTTTCTCTCGATTCGCTCGAGAGTCGCCCGAGCGCAGTGTCTTTGCGAGGCAGCGAGCGGCCTCAATTCCCGCGAGATTGGCAACCTCGCGCGATTCAAACTCGCCGCCTGCGTAGATCGTTTCGAGTGCGACCACTTCGCCGGGCGCGTGTATGTAACCGGTAGCGTGCCAAACATTCGGCTTGGCGATGCTCTGGCCGACGACAGCGATCAGCTGAAATCCTGCTTCGGTATCCATTTTTTCGATCCATCGGAGATTGAGACCGAGCGTAGCCGAACTTCGCGGTCGCGGAGTTTTCGCAGTCGACTTTGCACACACCCGGCAACAACCACCCAATGATCGGCCACGTCCTCCAATTCGAGGATCTGCAGGAGCTGTGCAAGCCCGGCGAACGCCCGCGCCTGTCCACGGTGGAGACGTGGGCGCGATCGCAGGGCATCCGCTACCGCTACGATGGCAAAGGCGGCATCTGGACCACCGCCAACGCACTGGACGTGGCGCTGGGCATCACGCCGGCGGCCAATGACCCCCAGCTGCACCCCGACAGCGTTTTCTGACGACGACCAATGACCACCCCAGGCCGCCCCCGCAAGCACGACCCGCGCATCCCCGCCCACGTGGATCAGGCCCGGTTGCCCAAGGGCATCTACTGGGACCCGTCCGGGCGTGGCCGCTGGTACGTGCTGGAGGATCACCCCGAGGGCGGCCGCAAGCGCCGCAGGACCGTCGCCAGCGCCACGGCGCGGCTGAGTGAGCTGCACGACATCATCGAGTCCCGCGCCGGCCATGACGTGCGCGGCACGCTGGCGTGGCTGCACACGCAGTTCCAGGACAGCACCGAATACAAGGCGCTGGCGCCGTCCACCCGCCGCGACTACCGCTTGCACGGGGATCTCGCCTGCAACTACGCGACCAAGCTGGGCTACCCGTTCGGCCAGATCCGCATCGACCAGCTGACGCCGCCCGTGATCCAGCGCCTGGTGGAGGACATCGCCAAGGGCCGTCCGGAATCCCGACCCGGCGCCGACGATGCCCGCGCCCCTCGCCCGTCGACCGCCAACCACCTGCTGCGCTACTTGCGGCGCCTGTTCGCGTGGGGCATCCGCCACGGCGGCTGCACCGCCAACCCGGCGACGGGCGTCAAACAGGCCGCCGAGCGCAAACAGCACACCATGCCCGCCACCGATGCGTTCACCGCCGCGCTGACGTTCGCCCGCGATCGGGGCGCCTACACGCCACACACCAAGGGCAGCTGCCCGCCCTACCTCGCCGCCGCCATGGAGCTCGCCTACGCCTGCCGCCTGCGCGGTATTGAGGTCACCACCCTCACCGACGCCCACCTGCTGGACGCCGGCATCCGCAGCAACCGCCGCAAAGGCAGCCGCGACAACATCACCGCCTGGACCCCGCGCCTGCGCGCCGCCGCCGCCGAGCTCCAAGACATCCGCAAGCGCGCCATCGACCGCACCGGCCGGCCAATCCCGATGCGCCCCGAAGAGCGCTTCCTGTTCGTCGCCCAGGACGGCGCCCCGCTGCGCAAAGACAGCTTCGATAGCGCATGGCAACGGTTCATGGCGCTGGCGATCGCCGACGGCGCATTGCAGCCCGAGCAACGCTTCACCCTGCACGGCCTGAAGCACAAAGGCGTCACCGACACCCACGGCACCCGCGCGGAAAAGAAGGACGCCAGCGGCCACCGCACCGACGCCGCGTTCGACATCTACGACCACACCCTGCCCCTGGTACCGGCTGCCGGCACCAAGCCCGTGGAACACGGAAAAGCCGTGGAGTTTTCCGGAGATTTTTACGGAGGCAATAAAAAAGGCACCGGGGAATGATCCCAAGTGCCTGATTTATATGGTGGGCCGTGATGGATTCGAACCATCGACCTATTGATTAAGAGTCAACTGCTCTACCAACTGAGCTAACGGCCCGGAACACGCGGAATTGTACAGCACAATCCCTGAAAAAATTGGGGTGGAAGACGGGACTCGAACCCGCGACCCTCGGAATCACAATCCGATGCTCTAACCAGCTGAGCTACATCCACCACAGGCAAAACCACAACAGGCAAAACGACAGCAGGATCATATCCAAAACATGCGGTTGACTGGCGCGCCCGGCAGGACTCGAACCTGCAACCACTGGCTTAGAAGGCTAGTGCTCTATCCGGTTGAGCTACGGGCGCCTGTGGAAATCATACCGACGCCGTGGAACTTGTTGGTCGGGGCAGAGGGATTCGAACCCCCGACCCTCTGGTCCCAAACCAGATGCGCTACCAGACTGCGCTATGCCCCGATCCGGGCCTTCGTTGCACGCCAATGCCGCGAAAGGCCGACCATTCTGGCCCCGTGCCCCGGTGCTGTCAACGGTTCAGCAGCAAACCTGCGGCTGCGGTGTATCCTCGAGCGCAGACATCCAATTCTGCCCAGGGGGCTTGCATGATTCGCAGCAGCAATCCGGCGTTGAAGGAGTCCAGCTTCCTGGACATCAACAGCGGCACCGTCGTGCGCGGCGGCAATGAGGTGATGACCCTCAATGGCACGGTGAACAAGACCGGCGTACTGTTGTTGCTTTGCGTCCTCACCGCCGCCTTCGCCTGGAGCCAGGTCTCCACCCCGGCCGGCATTGTAGGCGCAGCTCCCTACATGTGGGGCGGGCTGATCGGCGGCCTGGTACTCGCGTTTGCCACCATCTTCAAGAAGGAGTGGGCGCCAATCACCGCACCGCTCTACGCGCTGCTGGAAGGCTTCTTCCTCGGCGCCATCTCGGCGATGTTCAACCACATGTACGAAGGCATCGTGATGCAGGCGGTGCTGCTGACCTTTGCCACGCTTTTCGCGATGCTGTTTGCATACCGCAGCGGGATGATCAAGGTGACCGAGAAGTTCAAGCTCGGCGTGGTGGCCGCAACCGGCGGCATTTTCCTGGTCTACCTGGCCAGCATCGTGATGGGGTTCTTCGGCGTGAACATCCCGATGATCCACGAGTCGGGCATGGTCGGGATCGGCTTCAGCCTGGTGGTGGTCGTGGTGGCCTCCCTCAATCTGGTGCTGGACTTCGACTTCATCGAGAACGCAGTGGCCAAGGGCGCGCCCAAGCACATGGAGTGGTACGGCGCGTTTGGCTTGATGGTCACCCTGGTGTGGCTGTACATCGAGTTCCTGCGCCTGCTGTCCAAGCTGCAGTCGCGCTGA